GTGCTTATGGCATATATTGTAGAGCATATAGACAACAAAGAGGAAATGCTTAAGGTTGAAACATATTCTGATGACTATGTAGATAACTTGTTAAAGAAAAAGCTTAATTACATTAATGAAAAATGGGTTATTAAGGAGCATTAATGCTATGAAAGAACTTCTTAAAGAAAGACAGATATACGATAATAAGGATTTGCAACAATTTATTCTGCAGTTAGAATGTCGATATGAAATTAAAGATATGTCATCTGAATATTGTAACTCAGTTAATTTTTCCGAAAACGAGAACGTACCATTCCATCAATGGTTTCGCTATCGAGAAGGCTTTTCCGGCAACTTGATAAAGGAGCTAATCAGTGATTCTGGTGCCACTAAGAATGAAGTAATAATAGATCCTTTCAGTGGTTCTGGGACGACACCAATGGTTGCTGTTCTTAATGGATACAACGGTTTGGGTATTGACGTAAACCCTTTATCAGCGTTTATAGCTAATGTTAAGATGCAACATTGCACACGAAGAGAGCTGCAATTATGCAAAAGCATAGTGAGAAATTTGCCTGAAGTTAATATATCTAACAGGAATAAATATGATGGTATAAAAAAATATTTCAAGCCAATGAATTTCGAGGTGCTATGTGGTTTGAAAGATTATATAGACGGTGTAGATGATATAAGTACGCAGTCAATTCTAATGACAGCATTCCTGTGTATTATTGAGGCTTGTTCTAACCGTCGAAGAGATGGCAATGGATTAAAGACCGTGAGCACAAAGGTCTCAGATGTAAGAGACACCTTTATTAAAAAAGCAATGGAGATTTTGAACGATTTAGAAACTACATCATGTAATCTAATCGGAAAAGGAGAATGTATCGCTGACAGTGCTACAAACTTATATCAAATATATAAGCAGTATAAAGGATCAAAAAATTTAAAGGTTGGAACGATTATTTTTTCTCCCCCATACCCAAATTCATTTGATTATTTTGAATCATATAAATTAGAACTTGTATTTGGTGATTTTGCTGCTAATATCAAAGGCATTAACGATTTTAGACAGCAAGCAGTTAGGTCATTTATAGGTGTAAAGGAACAACAAGAATCTGATAAATATATAAATATTATTGCAGAGGAAATACATAAGGCTATTCCAGAAAAGGAAGCTAAGACTGGTAAAAAGGACTCGAGGACAAGAAAAGTACCAAATATGATTAAGGGATATTTTTCTGACATGCAAGAGATAATTAGGCAGTGTGGGCTCTGTTTGGAAAAGGGTAAAAAAACATATATTGTGATCGATCAATCTGCGTATGTTGGTGTTATAGTACCGACTGATTTGTTGTTAGCTTATTTATCTGAGCAAGTTGGCTTTAAAGTGGAAAGTATCATAGAATGCAGGAAGTGCCGAACATCGGCTCAGCAGTTGCAACGTTTTCCATATTTGAAAAATGTGTTAAGAGAAAGCATAGTAGAATTAGTAAAAGAATAATAAACTACCGCAGACGAGTTATTGATATGACTCAACTGCGGCAGTTTGGTTTAAAGCCAATCCTTGGAATTAATAAAGTTCGATCTGAGTTTATCCATAGGACAGGTTTCTATTTCATTTGTTTTTTGAAGAAGCTCTTTTATTTTTTCCGCTCCATTAGTGGTAAGCATTATTTCTGGAGCTCCAGCCACAGTAACTCCCGGCCATATTGTAAGGTGCTTCTTTAAGTAATTGAATTGGTTATAAAGGGTTGTCCTCGAAGTCCAGATATCAATTAATTTTAGAGTGGTGTCGTATTTTTCATTAAGTGCTGCTAGGACTATTTCTTTATTGGCATCACTTAAAGTTTCAATACGAGGATAGGTATCCATTAAGTACGCGATTTTTTCGCAAGCTTCGCTAACGCCGCGATTTCCTAAGTTTTTTGCAATAAACATTGAATAAGCAAATTCAAATTTTGAGATTTTACCTACTTGAGCTAACACCTTAAGCGCAAACCGGTATGGGAAATGTGGGAAGCGTGTAATAGCCGCAAGTTTATAAAACTTTAATAGTTGTTCTTGGAATATTGGGGCTGCTTCTTCAAATGAGGAGCATTCAAATAGTCTGAGACCAACTTCAGTAACATAAAATTTGCGTTCCTTTTCAATTATAGCTCCTATTTTAACAGCGTGAGAAACATTATTGTGGTCAATAACGATAGCTGTATGAGGAAGACCAACATCAAAGGAATCATATTTTTGTAAAGTTGCTATTACGCAAGATTTCCAATAGGAATCAAGATTATAGTCTCCAACAGTAGTGAAATCTCCTCGCTCAACACCTGATGTACGAGATCTTGGCTCGAAAATAAATTCTCGAGAAATATTAGCAGGATCGCGGTTTACCTCAGCAACTCTCAACAGAATTTTACCGGCAATGTCATCAATGCCTAGTTGCTCAGTTGCTTCAATAATTAATGGGGAATCTCCATCTTCACCACCAGTGGGCCTTTCTCCTGTCGCGAGCTTAAGGTTAAGCTTATCAATATAATCAGCTAAAATTCGGTCTTGATCTCTTAATGCTTGTACAACGGTATGAAGTGTGCTGAAATTTTCGGGATCTATATCCTCAAAATTGGAAATTTCATCAGCAATAATTATTGGAATAATAATATAAGAGATTTTATCTTGATTATTCACCTTTCTTAAGGAACGTCCAACAGCTTGTATTATGTCAATTATAGAGTTTTTAGGATCTGCAAAATATACAGCATCTATTATGGGGACATCAATGCCCTCGGTCAAACATCTTGCATTAGAAATAACACCATAGGGAGCAGTAATGAATTCATCAAAAATTCCTTTTCGTGCCCCAGCTGACATAGTACCATTAATATGATCACAATACACATCAGACACAATAATATCATCAGTGATACCAGATATTACCTCATTTAAATTTGTACTGTTAGTAGAAGATATAAACCGCTTAGCGGAATTAATATCTCGGTGGTATGAAATAGCTTTGCGAATACCAATGTCATTCATGGTTTTAGCTAGGAGGACCTGTTTAAACAGATTTTGGGCGTCTACTTCTCTATCTCCAATATTCAGAATTAAATTGTTGTCTATAATACTTTTAAGTTCCCCCTCTTTCATACAGCAAAGAACAATTTTATAATCACTGATTATTCCTTGCTCTATTGCAGACCTAAAAGGAAGTGAAGTAAATGTTGGGCCATATTGCTCATAGTTATCCATTGAAAAAACTTCATAGTGGTACTCATGGGCACGACCAACAATACGAGGATTAACAAATCTTTCAGTTGCGGTCATAAACAATCTCTTTTTCGATGGTATAAAAGCATCATTCATGCCCATAATAAACATTTGCGTATCTTTATTACCCGCTGTTCTGTGCGCCTCATCAAAGAATGAGATATCGAAATTAAATCCATCAAATTTCTCTAATGCACCGACAATAGCATCAAGTGATTGATAGGTTGAGAATATAACCTTATCTTTTGGTGATTCAAACATAATAAAATCAAGGATTTTTTCCGAATCGGTAGTAACAGGAACACCAATATATGACGCATCTGTTTGAAAATCATCATTTTCTAAGGGGTTTGCATTTTCTGCCACTGTTACATCGCTACATACACAAAGATAAGTAAATGGTGTTTTTGCTTGTTGCATCCAAGCTTCTAGTGTTTGCTTTATAAGGGCAAGGTTCGGAGCCACAAATAAAGTATTTTGGGCCGTCAAACTTTCTTTTATCCATAAAGCCGCAAGAGTCTTGCCGGTACCACATGCAGCAAGCATTTTTCCTCTTTTTTCTGTTACAAATCCTTCTAAAACTTCAGAGATCATTTTATACTGATGATCCTTTGGCTCATATCTTGAAACATTGGGTTCGGTTGAACCTGTTGTTGCAAAAGTATATAACCATTCGAAAAAGTTAGGCTCAAGACTGTTTAATTCATTTCTAAAAATAAAAAACTGGTCTTTCTTTTTGTAAGCCTGCTGTGGAAGCTCATAACAGTTAGCAATAATGCATCTTTCATCCGCATGTTCAGATTCAGCCCAAAATGAGGTTAATTCATCGTAGGAAGGCGCTATCTGACCACTTCTGAATTTAGCTTGATATGCGACAGTAGTTCCGTCTTCTTTTACGATCAAGCCGTCAACGCCACTGTCGCGTTTTTCCAATTTAACTTTTTTGCGCAACTCTAAAGGAATGGAACTTTCTATATACAATTCAGAGATCAAATACATATTTTTAAAATATGTAAAGTAGGCTAAGACAAATTGCTCAAAGGCAGTACCTTTTTCTTTTGCTGTCTCAATTGCCTCAATTGCAGTCTCTAACTCCACCCAAGAGGAATATTTTCTTGAAAAGATGCTATTAAAAATCATTATTAAGCCTTCCTTCAAGATAAAGACATGGATTAACCTTGTTATATCTATTTAATTTTATATTACACCTCAAACTTTTTCTCCTGCTTTTACAACTGCCACACCAATAGAACAAGGAGAGTAAGTATACTTATTAGCAGTTTCAAAATCTATAGCAATGAAATCAGCAGGCACTTCTGTGATTGGACTGTAAACTTTCTCTGGGCGTGAAGTATAGTAATCCTCTTCTTCTTTTATTTCTATAGTTTGGGTTTGTTCATTAAACCTTAATCTTATTCCATAAGACGAAGACATAATTTTTCACCTCAAGTATAAAAATACCCCTGCAACAGCAGGGGCTAGAATGCTCGTTTAGGGTTGGAAATACGGACTACTCTGACTACTTTACCAATGACACGGAACCATGACGGATCGGATGCATAAGCGGACTCAATATGTCGGGGGCTGTAGTTCGGGTTGGCCGGTTTGAGGTCGACACTTCCGTCAGGATTGTAGACTACCCATTTAATCAGCCAGTCACCGTCACAGGATATAAGCGCTGCGTCCCCGTTCATAACTTCTTCCGCCGGATTTATTACTGCATTCGCTCCCTCTTCAAGTCCCGCGCCTGTCATTGAGTCGCCTTCTATGGGAATGGCGAACGGCTTTCTTGTGTCGTCCAGGCATTTGAAGGTGCTGGCTTCCACGAAGATATTTTCAGTGGATTCCGGGATCACTCCATAAAGACCATTTCCTGCACCGCACGAAGCAGCAGTAGCCATTGTCAGAAGCGGGATCTCCAGAAATTTACTGCCTGATCGAACGTTGGATTTTTCTTCTATCGGCAGTCCTAAATTAGGATTTTTAGCAATGTCATCAGCTGAATATTCCTTGCCGTTACGAATTATTTTTTCGTGAAGAGCTTCATGTGTTTCTATTTTTTCATAAAGCCTGGTTTTTGGTGTTGGGTCGTCTGTTTCGCCCATGAGGTAAGACGCAGAAACATTTAGTGCCTTAGCAAGTTTTATAAGGTTTTCGCCTTCTGGTGAATATGCGTCTCTCTCCCAGTCATAGACAGCAGAACGCGACACTCCTATAAGATTAGCTAACCCTTCTTGGCTTAATCTTAATTTCTTTCGTAACAGACGGATTTCGTCACCTTTACGCATTAATTCACCTCTTCATAGTGAACTCTACATTCAATGACATTTTTTATCAATATTTGCCTGCTACGCAATTATTACGTAGTTTACTTGACAATTGAAATATTATGCATATAATGCGTAGTAAGCAAAGCAATTAAGAGGGAGGTGTAAAAGTGTACTCGCAATATATTCGTGATCTCAGGAAAAAAGCTGGGTTTACTCAAGGAGAACTTGCAGATAAAACTGGCGTATCTCGATCAGCAGTTTACGACTGGGAATCTGGCAAATATCCGCCTACAGACGCAAACAAAATAGCAGCTCTTGAAGATGTCTTACATCTTGAACGAGGAGAGCTTTATAAGGTTTTGCAAGAAGCAAACCCTACTCCGCCCCCTGCCGAGCTGCAAGCGGAGCAGGGGGACAAGAAAACAGCTTAAGTTGTGATCCAAAAGATTTTCTGCTCCGGGCTGTCGATGTTATGGAATCCGTCAGGGAAGCAAATGAACTGGCCGACGAACCAAAGGAAATAGCACTGATCGTTAAAGACTGCGCCGACGGCAACCCGGACGAAGAAATCACCCAGCAATGGATAGACAGGGTAAAAGAAAGCGTCAGAACATGCCAAAAACTGCTGGAAACGGTAGGGAGTAAAGGCTAGGGAATAAATCTCCACGCACCATGACAATCGAATACCGGGCTTGAAAAAAATGTTTTTCCTTGAGTCAATCAATATTTAACTATTGTTATCTCAAATATCGGTATATCCATACAGTTACAAATGTAGCAATGTCACTAGAATAAAATGTTCTGATTGCTAGTTACTTGTTCAATATGAGTAATTTCATACTTTGATTTTGATTTTCCGACAGGGTTAGTCGTTTTAGTACCCCAAAGTGTAACATGATACAAGTTCCCATTTCTAAACTCACATTCTCCTCTATCAATCCGTTCCATAAAGGCATCATCTCTCATTGTAGCTATATAGCTATCATCATTAGAAACATCTACAACTATCCAGTTTTTTCGTTCACCCTTAAGCGAAGGGCGATCAATTTCTCCTATAATTTTAAGTTCACCTTCGATTACTTCATCTTGTGAACTATAAACAAGGGCAGGGACATCATCTTTCGTAATCACGCTTTTTGATTCAGTAACATTTTTTTGCATGACAGAAATATTTTCGTATCCCTGTTTTGAGAGTATTTGTACAAACTTAAAAATTCCCTTACGTATTGGATCAGAATCCTTCATCTCAAATACCTTATATGGGATCTCAATAATAGAACCATCAGCAAAGGTTACTTTTGTCATTTCTTTATCTAGTTGTTCTGTTTGAATTACCGGAGATTTTTTGAGATGGATTAAAAACTGTATTAGCCCTTTGCCACCATGAAATATGAATCCGATGTTTTCTGCAAGAGTTTGTAAGCTATATGTTCCAAGGAATAAAAGTGTGCCGCCTATAAGAGCTCCAGCATTAAGCGTAATAGTAAAAGTAACACAGTTACCTTCAACTGCTGATAATTTTAAGTTTATATCATAATCTTTTCCTACTAAAAATTTACCGGCCCCACGTATTGTTGTGGACAATCCGAGCATTGACTGCGCAAACTCAGTAAGGTCAATTTCATGATTTTCAACCGCTTCGCCGTTGTAAGTAATAGCAAGTTTCAATTGGTCGTTATCTTGGGATACTGCCATAGTTTCAGTATTATTTGATTCCGCCATAACTGTAACCTCCTATCGATTAAATACAACCATACGAGTTTCATATTCCAATTATTGTTAATTATCACCCTTGAATAAAAATACTGCAATTAATATTTTTAGGTTAACAATTCAAAATAGTTTAGCAAGCATAAAACACACTGTGTTTTATTTGAAATTGATTAATTACAGCTAATAATGGAGGAACATAAATGAAATCAGCAATAACAATCCTGCTAATGATGGTGCAGTCCAGATTCAGTAAATTTTTAGGTTTTTGGTTTTTTTTCGTTTGTTTTAATCTTTTAGGGGAGTGGGCAGAAATCCCAAACATTAGGCTTGGACCATTAGCATCTTGGTTATTTATGTTTATTATTTCGCTCATTTCCTTTTTGTATGGTATGAAGATGAGGCTGCAGGATATTTGCGAAAGAGGTTTTGATGAGGTAGATAAAAATAAAATTTGATGTAAATTCCAACAAAAAAAATTACAAGCCCGGTATCCGACTGTCATGGTGCCGGGCATTTTTATATCTGAAAAGATTATATCAGCAATGAAAGGGGGTCAAATAAATGAACAATGAATTTGGGATCGTGATCAAGGATCGAAAAGCGGTCGTATCGAGCAGGGATGTTGCCAGGGTTTTTGAAAAGCCTCACAACGATCTGCTTAAAGCTATCCGAAACCTGGAGTGTTCAGAGGAATTTAGACTGGGAAATTTTTCCCAGTCCTCCTACATCAACGACCAGAACAGGGAAATGCCGGAAATCATTATGTCCAGGGACGGCTTTTCATTCCTTGCAATGGGGTTTACTGGTGTAAGGGCCGCCCGCTGGAAGGAGCTCTACATTGCAGCGTTCAACGAGATGGAAAGAAGTATCGCGTCCAAATCTGCCACAACATTCAGCATTCCCAGGAATCTTCCTGAAGCTCTGAGACTTGCGGCGGATCTGGCGGAAAAAGTCGAACAGGATGCTCCCAAGGTTTTATTTGCCGATGCTGTCTCAACCAGTAAGTCAGAGATCCTGATCGGCGACCTGGCGAAGATCCTTCATCAAAACGGGATCGATATCGGACAAAAGAGACTGTTTGAGTTCCTCCGCAACGAAGGGTTCCTGATGAAGTACGGATCATCACGGAACATGCCGACACAGAGATCTATGGAGATGGGGATATTCAGGGTCAAAGAGACAACGATAACAAAACCCGATGGGACAGTCCTTATCTCTCACACAGTCAAGGTTACAGGCAAGGGGCAAGTTTATTTCGTCAATCTTTTCCTTAAGAAGAAACTAGCCCTGGTAGCCTAAAGGGTTATATCAACACGGAAGGAGGAATAAGTATGCAGTCATTTACGGGACAGTTTGTAATGATGCCTAAAGAAGAATATCAGGCGATAGTAGATATGACTAACAAAGTAGATAGGATCCTTAAAGAAATTACATCAAAGGCCTTTTCGCATCCCATTACAGAAGAAAATCCCTGGCTCACAGCGCCTCAGTTCTGCAATAAGTATTCGATTGGCAGATCAACACTTGTACGGAAGGTAAAAGAAGGAAAAGTAGAGGTCCTGGACCCGGAAGAGTACATCAAAAAATACAGGAGGGCGTTTTGATGGAACGCTGTATCTGCATAGCAATAGTTACAGCTGGCATAGTGTTCATGTTTGCCATAGCTAAATGGAAAGTAAAGCGTAACAGAAAGCAGATAAAAATATGGCGCAGTGGGAGGGTCGAGTAAATGTTACTTGAATTTGCATGCAGTCCATTTATGCAATCTTTCTACGGGGATATGGGAACTTGGTTTTCATTCTGTGCTTTGCTTCTGGCCGCAGGGATTTACCGTGAATTTGTTTTTTTATATGCAAGGAGGAACAAACACCATGATCGAAATGCAGAGATTTGAAAGGTTGCGTACCAAAATCTGTGCTATCCAGTACGCGGGACTAAAAATGGACGATGAACTGAGCAGGAGATTCAGGAACGACCTTAAATCTGCCTATGACTACCAGCAGTGCCGTTACCTCATAGCTGTACGAAGAGGGCTGAAAACGCCGCATACCGGAGACTGGCTTATCTTCGACGAAACAGGTTGCAACCTCATTGATGTAATGCCGGATAAAACATTCAGGCTTACCTATGAAAGTACGGACAAACCTGGTGAAAAAACGGAGCCCCCCACGAGTGAGGAGCTCTACAGATAGGAGAAAACTTTTCATTTGAAAAGTTTTTGAGGTGGGATAACACCTCGAGCCGATTATAGCACATAGGGTGGTGGCATCATGTGGAGTGAGTTGAGATGTATGGACTGCGGCAATTTTGACCGGTGTGACAATTTCAGTAGTTCTAACCTTCGCAGGTGTTTCGCAGACGGACGGCTGCACTGGAAGGGCAACGATGCTGACGAGTGTAATTTGTTTATATTCAATAAGGAGGATATCCAGGCATGAAAAGAATATATATAGCGCATCCATTAAGGGGTGCTTATCCGTATACAGAAGAAAAAGTCATAAAAAATACAAAAGACGCCACCGCTATATGCCAATTATTATCTTCAACCGGGGAAATTATCCCTTTCTCTCCTATTCACGCCTTCAATTATATGGAAGCGCTCGAATGTGATCAGCGGACAGCAATGCAGCATTGTTTTGCATTGCTGGACAGCTGCGATGAAATATGGGTCTTCGGAGACTGGGAAACATCGTCGGGCTGCAAAATGGAAATTGACTTTGCCAGGAAAAAGGGTATGCCAATCCGTTACATGAACGGCCAGAAAGAAATATCGCTGTGACAAACGCTGCTGATAAACACGGCGACTGTTTCAACTGTGGCTGCTTTATCAGTGGCCGCTGGATAACAGAGATGCTGCATTTGGTCGAGTGCCATAACGGGCACAGGATAGAGCAGCGTGAATTTAGTCCGCACGATAAGTACTGGTGCCCGAGGTGGCAGCCTGTGCAAAAAGTACAAGGAGGTGTTCTCTGATGGGAACGGCTAGTATCGAAATACAGGGGCATATCGCCTCTATACAGGACACAACAACCAAAAACGGCAAACGTGTCTATAAAATCATGATTGCCACAGGCAAAAGCGAACGCCGCAGCGACGGAAGCTACGACAACAGCAACCAGGCGTGGTGGGAGCTCTCGGCGTGGGGCGACTACGCCTCTAAACTTGCCTTTGAAGGGCTGCAGAAGGGTGAAAAGGTCCGCGCCCTTGTCCGAGATCCCAAGCCTCATGTATACCCGACAAAAGACGGCAGGATGGCATGTGTCATATGTGCCACGCTGTGGAACCATACGTTAAGCCGTGTCATATGGATGCCTAAGAATTTCTCCGAAGCTGACAGCTACACTCCATCCGACAGAGACGGACAGCTTCCTTCGGATGATTTTGACCCTTCCGTTTATGAACCTCAAATGGGGTAACCATGAATAAAAAATCTCAGGAAGAGAACATACAGATCTCGGATGATCGTGATTTCTGGTTTGCACACCTGGATATCTGCGTTATGCAGGACAAGAATCTGTCTTTTGTTGCAAAGGGCGTTTACGCACTCCTGGCGACATACATGGATGTAAAGTCGAGAACATGGTCCGTTAGGATAAAAACATTAGCAGATACGGCTGGAATCAGCGAACGTCAGGTCAGATATGCAGTCAAGGAACTTAAAGAGAGAGGCTATATCAAGGTTGAAATGACATTCAAGGAAGGGCATCAGTGCGCTTCAAAATATACCCTCATAGGACACAGGGCGAACCAGACTGCAATATATGCACCCCAAGACTGCACACCATGCACCCCTAGGGCTGCAGAATGTGCAGGCCAATTACTAGAACCAGTATTACGAGAATCAAAAGAAGCTCCTACGGAGGAAGCAGGAGCTTCCGGCATATCTTCTGACCTCATGGAAAAAATACCGAACGCAATGCGCAGCACTGCTGAATACCTCCTGCTTAAAACTGGGAGAAAAGGCCTTATCCCGTCAGAAATAGGGGCAGTAATGGCCCTTGAGAAAAGACATTATCCCGCACGGGTGCAGCAGGAAATCGTTATTGCGCTTGAACGTTTTGCCCGTAAGGGACGCCCGCCTGCCGAGCTTACTTTCGAGTACATCTATGAGTCCCTGAAGAGGCAGAATTCAAAAAAGGACAAGCCTAAAACCGTGCAAGAAATACAGCCGCCGCAGAGGCTTGTAGTAACCAGGGAACAGGAAACGGCGCACGAGAGATGGCTTGAGGAAAAATACGGAGGGGGTGTCAGGCGTGAATGAACTAAGCCGGCTGCAGGAAATGGAAAAACTGGATCTGCTTGAATGGCTGCGTGAAACATATCCTGACGCATCTTTCGACGATATAACGGATACAGGGCGTCTTAAGTGGGCACGCAGGCGTGAAAACTGCGAACTTGGCTGTCCTGGAATAAAAAACTGTCCTACAAACGGACAGAAAATCGTTATAAGCAGGGAAAAAGGCTGGCATACCCAGTATGAATTCACGGTCCGCGCTGGCGCATGCAGCAATGTGTCCGCTGTACAGGAACAGTCCAGGATAGACAGGATAATCGAAAACAGTGGAATACCAGAACGTTATAAAAACTGCAGGTTCAGCACATTTTCGACGTTAAGGTGCGACGATCAGGTGAAGAAGGCAAAACTGCTTGCTGAAGACTGCGCAGCGCAGGGGTTGTCGCTTGTACTTATGGGAGATCCGGGCTCCGGCAAAACACACCTGTCCATAGCAATGGCACATGAATATATAAGCCGCGGAAAAAGCGCGGTATTTATTTCAGTAATAGAACTTCTGGACAGTATAAAAGCCGGGTTCGAGGACAGGACGCTCAAAATAGAATCCGCAGTAAAAGCGGCTGATTTTACTGTTATTGACGACCTTGGCGCACAGCGCGACAACCTGTGGGTTACGGAAAGGCTATTCGAACTTATAGATTACAGATACCGAGAAAAGAAACCCATGGCGATAACATCGAATGCCATGGATATGAACCAGTTTGCCAATCTGGCCGGCAAAAGGGGCGCTATGATTGCAAGCCGCATGAGCGACAATTCGTACGGATACTACATCGTCCTGAAGGGCTGCAGTGATTTCAGGCAGAATGTATTGATAGCGTAACCGGTTTTATTAAAAGCAGGGAAGGTGGAAACATGCCAAGACTCAGGACTGAGAGATATATACCAAGAGGGATGAAGCAGATCATGGGGCTGCTGTATCTGTTTCTTAGCCATTATCCGCTTGGCCTGTACCCTTTTACAAACCGTACTCCGTTTCCTGATACGGCGGAGATATCGGAAATGGTGAGTATTGTACGCCGCGGCGGTGATGCAGGCTGCCATATCGACGGCGGGGACAAAGTGCCTGTCGCACAGAAGATAATAGAAAGTGCCGACCAGATACGGGATGTTATCGACAGTAACGGAGGGCTTGATCTTTTTTATAATATATTCGCCTGGTATGAAAAAGAATGTCCTGAAAGAATATCTATTTTAAGAGATCTCTCAATGTTAAAATCACCGGGCTTTATGACCAAAATGCAGGTTGCTTCAAATTATAATATGAGCATAAGGACTATGGACAGGGAACGTGACCTTGCGATACTTCACATATCACGCGAGGTTTACCTCAGGGGGCAGCTGCTAAGTTCTCAATATACGCCAGTTAAGTGGTATGTTAACCGCCGTTAAGCAGGGCTGTTAGAGGAAAGTCAAGTATGGTAAAATATTATTGTGCAAATAGAATGTGAAACAATAAAGCCCGCCCTTCATATGAAGGGCGGGCTTTATTGAAAGCTGATTCCTTACCTGTCCTGGATACCAAGTGAGGCTTTTAATCCGGCTTGCAACACCTGCGAGAAATTGAGGTTTTGTTTTTCTGCCAGTGAATTCAGCCATACAGGTACAGTTACATTTTTCTTTACGCTGCCTGCACGTTTTTCTTCCCTATAAATGGGAAGCCAAACATCTATAAGGCATGCGGACTGATTGGGCTCAAGGCACAGTTCAGCGACCTTTGATGGGGCTGATATAACATTGCCAAGATCTTCATTGCCCGCAATCCAGCAGCCAAGCGCGTCTTTTGCCATATAGACGGCTTCTTCCTGAGTATCAGCACAAGAAATACATCCAGGCAGATCAGGGAATGTGATGGTTATACCATCATCTGCATAATCAAATACCGCTGGATAGACAGCGAAGTCTTTTTTTTGCATTTGGAATTCTCCTTTCATAATTGTACGATTGTTATTTTTATTTTTTTAGGGTCCAGAGCGGGGATTGCCCGCTCTGGATTAGCGTATTTCGTCAATTCCTGTCTGGCGTCGTATTGCAGCCAGTGTTCCCTTTGGAATACCCTTACTTTTGGGAACAGTCGTTGTTGCTCCTGTGGATGGATTGATAAACAGCTTGTGGCTTCCGTTACCCCTGGTTGTCTCGATCCATCCTGCTCCCTTAAGAATACGGCATACCTGAGCAGAAGTTATGCGCTATCACCTCCTTATTCCTTAAATAGGGATATAGCGGTGGTGTCGTACCACCACAACGGTGATATTACACCCCTATATTATTGCATGTCAAGTATAAAATATAAGTACGTATAAATAATACGTATTATTCGCAGTTATAAATGAACCAGATGTTGAGGCGGGAAGAGCGGCCACTCTTCACCGCCTCTTTTTCATCTATGTGATACAGACACATAGACAACTTATATTATATACGAGGTGTCTGTATGTCACTATATTTTAAAACAGAACTTGGTCAGCTTTATCATGGAGATTGCATGGAGCATTTCGGAAAGATACTGAACGGTTCAGTAGATATGGTCCTTTGCGATTTGCCTTATGGCATCACCGATTGCAAATGGGACGTAAAGATCCCGCTTGTGCCGCTCTGGCGCGAATGGGGACGTGTGGTCAAGGAAAACGGGGCTGTTGTGCTTACTGCGCAGCAGCCTTTTGCTACGGAGCTTATATTATCGTCCGGAAGGATGTTCAAATTCCGCTATGAGCTGATATGGGAGAAAGCAAAGGCGCTTGGCTTTCTCAATGCAAACAAGATGCCGCTTCGGGCACATGAAAACATTCTTGTATTCTACCGCCATCTGCCAACATACATGCCGCAGATGACACACGGAACACCGTACAAATCGAAAGAGAACGGAAAACACACGTCCATATACGGGAAATTCAGGGAGCAGAAATCCGAGAACAACACCGGGACACGCTATCCAAGAAGCGTGCTACGTTTTCCGCAGGAAGGGCAGACAAAACATCCTACTGAGAAGCCGCAGGCATTGTTCGAGTGGTTTATTAGCACATACACGATTCCAGGTGAAACCGTTCTGGACAACTGCATGGGCTCCGGAACTACGGCTGCCGCATGTGAAGCAACGGGCCGCAAATGGATAGGAATGGAGATGTCTGAGGATTTCTGTCTTATGACAAAAGAGCGTATAGAAAATTTAATAAAAAAGCGGGGTGATACAGATGCAGAAGGTACAGCCACTTAGGGAAAAGAACGAGGTTGAACGGTTCAAGAACGCGCTAAGGCGCAGGAACATAAGGGACTGGGCCATGTTTACCTTTGGAGCGAACACCGGCCTTCGAGCCTCGGACATACTGAAGCTCAAAGTGGAAGACATCCTCGATCCTGCATCTGTTCCAAGCCGCATCAGGATCGCTGATTCAATAGAAATAATTGAGAAAAAAACAAAGAAAAACCGCGATATTCCGCTCAATAAAGCCGCAAAAGACGCGATAAAAGAATACGTAATAAAATCCGGTATTCTGGCTTTTCCGGAAGGCTCCAAATCGCCGCTTTTTCCTTCAAGGAAGGGCGGCGGAAGCAGGGCTATTACCAGGTCAGCGGCATGGAGGGCGCTTCACGATGCAGCGCGCGAAGCCGGCATAAGGTACAGGGTCGGAACCCACACGATGAGGAAGACCTTTGGTTACGCACTGTATGCTGCCGGGACAGACATAACACGCATCCAGTTCATGCTCAACCACTCATCGCCGGAGGTCACGCTTGCCTACATTGGAATAACCAAAGACGAAACTGACGATCTAATTAAGAGCTTAAACATTTAACCAATACTGACGTTACGAAATCCTGCATCATGGATAAGGGCTGCATGTATTATGTTTCTTCCGTTTCTGTCCGGCTTTGGCGTTCCTATCTCGAATACTACAAAATACCGTTATGGTGCATTCGTATTTATTACAGGGGAAACGGAGGCTGCGGAAAGCCTTCATGACTGTCTTTAAGGCAATTCCTCATGAATATGACGTTGCCTCGTTATGTTGCGTTCATTTTGAGGGTAAATATTTATGTTGCATTCGCGAGGTGTTTCAAGTGGCAAGAAGGAATTTCTACAACAGCCCTGAATGGCTTAAGTGCAAAGACGCATACGCGGCTTCGGTCTTCTATCTATGTGAAAGATGCAAACAGCCAGGCTACATTGTTCATCATAAAACCAATATCACAGATGATAATGAGAACGATCCAAACATCACGTTGAACTGGGACAATCTCGAATATCTCTGTCTTGAGTGCCATAACAGGGAACATTTCGGCAAAGAAATCACCAGAAAAGACGTGAAATTTGACATAAATGGGCAATTAATCGCGGTAAAATCCCCCCCTATTTGACCTTTGAAGTGCCGAAAAGCCAGACCGGAACGTGGAGCTTCGGAAAACACGCAGGCCGCGCGCGTGACCCCCCACCCGAAAAAGGAGGCGGTGACTTGAAAAAGAAAGAGTTAAGCAAAGATGAAAGAATCAAGAAAGAATTCAAGAGAACTAGCGATATTTACAGAGAGTTGTCGGAAAAAGAACGTGCCGCCATAGAAGGACTTCTTCGAAGGGCGGCATTTATGCGCGTGACGCTTGAGGATATGGAAGCTGATCTGGACGAGAACGGGTTTATAGAATTTTTCTCTCAGAGCAAGGATGTTCAGCCTTATGAAAGGGAGCGCCCGATAGCCAGGCTTTACAACACAATGAACAAAAACTACCAGGGGATCATGAAGCAGCTGACGGAATTCGTCGTCAAAGAGCCGCCGAAGGAGCCGGAAGATGAATTCGAAGCCTTCGTCAACGAAAAAGAGTGAGGCAAATCTAGCCAGACTGAGCGCCGAGCTGCTCACTGGAAGAACGAACCCCATACGGCAGTACTGGGAAGAAATACGCTCCGGCAGGGAAATCGTAAGCCGCAAGGTTTACAAAGTATATAAAAAGCTCGTCCGGGATTTAGACGACAAAAACAGCGAATGGGAATACAGCGAAAACAAAGCGCAGCACCCAATATCCTTCATTGAAAAATACTGCCGGCATTCCAAAGGCAAGATGGGCAAAGAGCCCTTTATCCTCGAATTATGGGAAAAGGCTTTAATCGCCGCAGCATTCGGCTTCGTCCATAAAATAGACGGGACCCGCAAGTACCGCGAACTGATACTTATCGTGGCCCGCAAAAACGGCAAATCTACCCTGGGCAGCGCGATAGCGCTCTACATGCTCCTGGCCGACGGCGAAAACGGGCCGGAAGTAGTATCTGCAGCAACAAAAAGAGACCAGGCGAAAATAATCTGGCTTGAAGGCAAGCGGATGGTCAAAAAATCGCCGGTGCTTTCCAGACGTGCAAAAGCGCTTGTAGGTGAAATCATATGCGATGCGAACGACGGAGTATTCAAGCCGCTATCCTCTGAAAGCGGGACGCTCGACGGTCTTAACGTCCATTGCTCACTCATAGACGAACTCCATGCCATAGCGGACAAAAACCTCTACGATGTCATCATCGACGGAATGAGCGCCAGGGAACAGCCGCTTTCAATAATCGTATCGACGGCAGGAACCCTGCGCGAAGGCATATTCGATCTTAAATATGACGAATGCGTACAGATAATAAACGGCTACGGCGATCCGGACGGATATCGCGACGAGCGCGTCCTTCCCATCATATACGAGCTCGATAAGCGCAGCGAGTGGCAGGACCCGGCATGCTGGAAAAAAGCCAACCCGGGGCTCGGCACCATAAAAAGCCTCAGCATACTTGCCGGCAAGGTTGAGAAAGCGAAGAAAAACCCGCTGCTGGTGAGGAACCTGGTAACAAAGGATTTCAACGTAAGGGAAACCGCGTCGGAAGCCTGGCTCACATTTGAACAGCTCAACAACACGGAAACGTTCGATCTGGCGCTTTTAAAACCCAGATATGGAATAGGCGGCGCAGACCTTTCGTCTACCGTGGACCTAACATGCGCCACAGTTCTCTTCATGGTGCCTGACGATCCTCACATCTACGTCCTGCAGATGTACTGGATACCCGAAGACATACTCGAGGCAAGGGAGTGCGACGACAAGATCCCTTATTCGACATGGAAGAACATGGGTCTCTTAAGGACCTGCCCAGGCAACAAAGTCCACTACAAGCACGTCGTCGAATGGTTCAGGGAAATACAGGAGGAGCACGATATATATCTATCGTACTTTGGATATGACAACTGGTCGGCCACATATTTTGTCGAAGAGATGAAAGATTTCCTCGGCAGCGAAGCAATGGAAGGCGTAATACAGGGGAAGAAAACCCTTTCATCGCCCATGAAATCACTTGGCGCGGATCTTGAATCGAAGATCATCAACTATAACAACAACCCTATTCTCAAGTGGTGTCTTTCGAATACTTCAATAGAAGTAGACAAGAACGATAATATCCAGCCAATAAAAGGCAGCAGCCAACGGCGGCGTATTGACGGCACGGCGTCGCTTCTGGATGCGTATGTAGCATTGGAGCGGCATTACGAAGATTACAGGGCGCTTATTTAAGGAGGTGAGTAAAACGGAAATCCGCAGCATGATAACCAGTATTTTCGGCGGCAAAAAGCCACCGCAGACAACGACCTATTACAGGATGCTCAACGATTTTGTCCCGGTATTCACGGATTCAGGGGATGAAATTTACGACTCCGATATCGGCCGCACATGCATAGACGCGGTCGCAAGGAACGCGGCCAAACTTAAACCCAAACATATAAGGCGGATAAACGGCGACATAATAAATACTAACTCGAACCTTGAGAGGCTGCTGCAGATAAGGCCCAATCCTTATATGAACGCGTACGATTTCATTTACAAGACCGTCAGCCAGCTGTACAGCAACAACAACGCATTTATCTACATCCAGACGGTTAAGGGAATGATTACCGGTTTTTTCCCGATAAACTTTTCCACTGTCGAGCTTGTTGAATACCAGGGTGAGCTGTACTGCAGATTCTCATTCAAAACTGGATTCAGAATGACTGTTCCTTATACAGACCTTATCCATCTTAGGCGGCACTTCTGCAGGGACGACATCTTCGGCGAAGACGGCCGGAAAGCGTATAAGCCTACGCAGACGCTTATAAACACCATCAACCAGGGCATAGTCAACGCCATAAAATCCAGCGCAAGGCTTCGGGGCTTTATGAAATTCACATCGACCTTACGCCCGGAGGATTTGAAAAAACAGAAAGACGATTTCGTCGCGGACTACATGGGTATAAACAACGATGGAGGTATAGCCGCCCTGGATGCCAAAGCGGATTTTACGCCGCTTGAATCCAAATCGATGATGGCCGACTCCGAGCAGATGGAGATTGCACGTCAGAATGCGTACAGATATTTCGGTGTAAATGAAAAAATCATCCAGGCCAATTACAACGAGGATGAATGGAATGCGTTCTATGAATCGGCCCTTGAACCGATAGCTATACAGTTAAGCCTTGAATTTACGTCAAAATGCTTCACAGACAGGGAGCAGGGGCATGGGAACGAGATCCTTTTTGAAGCAAACAGACTGCAGTATGCAAGCGCAAAGACAAAGATAAGCCTTATCAAGGAACTTTCGCCGCTTGGCCTGCTGAAGATAAACGAAGGCAGGGAAATATTCAACCTCGGCCCTGTCGAGGACGGGGAAAAAAGGCTTGTGTCTCTGAATTATGTTGACTCGGCCAAAGCTAACAAATATCAGGTTGGAGAGGAGGATGACGATGCAGAAAGCGGAAATGGAAACAAGGATGACGGAACTGCGGATGACGGAGCAGAATGACGGCGAGTTAATCGTGTTCGGAAATCCTGTGGTTTATGACTCTCCGACAGTTATTTTTGAATGCGACGGAATAAAGTACAGCGAAGTAATCAAACGAGGAGCGCTGAACGGTGCCGACATGACGGATGTACCCTTCAAATACAACCACAGCGACAACGTTATGGTGATGGCCCGCACTCGTAATAAAACACTGTCTTTGGTTGTTGACGACGGTGGGTTGAAAATAACTGCTAATCTTGCCAAAACAACAGCGGGAAGAGATTTGTATGAGCTCATAAAGCGCAAGGACGTAGACAAGATGAGCTTTGCCTTTTTAGTTGAGAGAGACAGTTATGATGTACAAACCCGAACGCGGATAATCGAAAAAATAAAACGAATCGGCGATGTTTCGGCGGTAGATTTTCCTGCCTACGACAAAGCAACTATCTCAGTGAGGAGCTATTTCAGCGCGCAAAAAGAAATTGAAGAAAAGCTGAAAGCAGAACTTGAAACAAGAAAACGACGGCTGATCATAACTACATACCTTTAAATCAAACACCTTCGGGTGTTTTTTTATTGCCGTTTCTGGATAGGACGGCGACGCGCCGGATGGTGCGGCAAAAAATAAAACTACAGGAGGAATATATTATGGAAAAAAGACTGCAGGAAATAAACGCACGTAAAATGGAAATCCGCTCTGCGCTCCAGGCGGGCAGCGAAGTGGATCTTGAGAAAATCCAGGCAGAGCTTGAAGCGCTGGAAAACGAGGAACGTTCAATCAGGGAAAAACTTGATATTGCAACAAAAATCAACATAGGAGAAGTACGCGGAGCGCCAGTTCCCTTTAAAGTGCCGGAGAAAACAGAAGAACAGAAACTCGGAACAGATTCGATGGAATACCGCAGAGCGTTTATGTCTTATGTTCTTACGGGGAAAGAAATTCCGATGGAGCTCCGCGACAACACCCTTACAACAGATATAGGCGCGGTAATCCCCGAGACTATCCTCAACAAGATAATTGAGAAGATCGAAGCAACAGGCATGATCCTGTCCAGAATAACCCGTACAGCTTACAAAGGCGGCGTAAGTATCCCTACTTCCAGCGTGAAGCCTGTTGCAACATGGGTCGGCGAAGGAGTAACGAGCCCGCTGCAGAAAAAAACGACAGGCAGCATAACGTTTGGTTATTACAAACTGCGCTGCGCTGTTTCAGTATCGCTTGAAACCGACACGATGGCGCTGTCAGCTTTTGAAGCAGCACTGCAGTCGAACGTGGCGGAAGCAATGGTCAAGGCGCTTGAGCAGTCAATTATCAGCGGGGCCGGCAGCGCATCTCCAAAGGGGATTCTTTCAGAAACTCCGGCAACTGGACAAGCTATTGACGGGACTCCGGTTTATGCAAAATTTGTCGAAGCCGAAGCTGCCCTGCCGCTGGAATATGAAAACGGGGCTGTCTGGGTCATGACAAAAAAGACGTTTGGCCAGCTGCTCGCAGAAGTCGGTACTGACGGGCAGCCTCTTGCACGCGTCAACATGGGCATTGACGGCAAACCTTCCCGCACGTTGTTGGGACGCGAAGTGGTGCTATGCAATTACATACCAACGTATACATCAGGGCTTACTGATGAGACTGTCTGGGCCTTCCTGTTCGATTTCTCGGATTATGTGCTCAACACGAATTACAACATGACCGTTAAAAAATACGAGGACAATGTGACCGATGACCAGATCACGAAGGCCATTATTCTTGCGGATGGCAAGGTTGTGGACATCAACTCCCTCGTGACCCTAAAAAAATAGGTAACACCGTAAGCCCGGTGAGTGCTGTGTTCAGCAAGGCCGCGCCTGCTGACTCAGTGTTTACGGTGTTGCCTTCGACAGCAGTACTGTCCAGCCTGTTGATTGGAGCGGCGACTGTCAACGTTAATAACTATACCTATGCGTCCGGAATACTGACGATAAAACAAGCGTATCTGTCCGGACTGGCAAACGGGGATAAAACATTCACAGCCGTTATGGCTGACGGCGGAAACGTTACAGTAACGGTAACTGTAGGAGCTTAAGAAGAGGGGCTTTTGCCCTTCTTCTTTTTTATGGACAGGAGGAATTGTATGCCACTGAATACCGAAGATTTAAAAAAATACCTTCGTGTCGATACAAACGATGAAGATAGCCTGATCAGCTCCCAGATGTCCGCAGCAGATAAGTACATATCGGGCAAGGTCAGCAAGACACAGGCACTCTCAGGCTTAAGTGAAACAGGAGAAAAGACTTATGCCGCACTTGCCGAAGATTCTTTGTATCAGCAGTGTGTAAAGCTTATGGTTGCCCACTGGTATGAAAACAGGGGGATCGTAGTCACGGGAACGATCGTGGCGGGGATACAGCACACGGTGGATGCAATCATTGCGCACATAGAAGGATGCAGTGATTACATATGAACCCTGGCAGGCTGAATCATCGCGTGACTATCTGGTACATTCCCAGCGCTGACGACGGGCAGGGCGGGAGGACACAGCGCGGGCAGGTGTTGACTGAACTCTGCAAAGTATGGGCAGAGTTTAAAAGACCCAGGACCAGCACCGAGATCGAAACAGGAGGCCCTGTCTCGATAGTTACCCAGGAAGTGATCATCCGCAGAAGGGACGATATTAAGATAGGTTATCAGCTTGTGGACGGTGCTAAGACCTACAAGATAACCAATATATATTATCCCGATGCGGAGAGTACAGGGCTTATGGTTGAGGAGGTAGGCCGACGTGCGTCTTGATATAAAACCATCCAATAAGGAACTGCAGAATGCCCTTAAGTCTATCTCAGCATATGACGCGAGATCCAGGCTCCGCATTGAAGCAGCTGTTGAAAGGTCGGTCAAGGAAATGGCCCGACTGGCTAAATCCCGTGTGCCAGTTCAATCGGGAGGTCTTAAAAAATCAGTTTTTTCGTCATTCCATAAAATAGGGTGTGTCGGATATTTCGGTGCTAAAGCCCCTCATGCCCACCTCATTGAGTTCGGCGTTAAGGCTTTGACCATCGTACCGAAAAAGAAAGAGGCCCTGCGAACGGTTGATTCCTCGGTTATTCGCTTTGCCGAAAAGGTCGATATTCCGGCTCGCGGCAACCGTCCATTTATCCGGCCATCCTATGAACAGGAGAGGCCGGAGCTCATTAGGGAACTTAAAAAGGCGGTGCAGCCGAAATGATAAGGCACATTCCTTTCAGTTTCGCGCATAAGGGAGTATCCGACATCCTCAAAGAGAAACAGACAACCAATGTTTATGACCAGATAACGGATGAATCGGTATTTCCTTGCGTAACATTCGGTTCTTTCACATGGAAACGTGACGGAGCAAAAGGAATAGACATCTCCAATACCTCTACGGAGCTTCATATATGGAGCAGTGATATGGGCAAGAAAGAAGTAGAAGAGATATGCAACGATGTTGCCGCTGTTTTAACAGCATGGGAGCTGGAAGCAGCCGGCACCGGGTTCAAATGCCTGGAACAGGATATAGACATGGTTGAAGTTTACGAGGCTGAAAAGGCGGGATTCCACGGAGTCATTACCTTTACAGCAAAAATCCAGTATATAGGAGGTTAAAAATATGGGAATATCGCTTCCTGAGAATCCAAGCCAGAACTCAGCAACACTGGGAAAAGATTATCTCTTTGATGTAAATACAGGCACGGTCAACAGCCCTGTATGGACTTTGGTCGGAGCACAGAAATCCGCGGACCTGAACCGTTCAGCGGACAGTATTGATCTGTCGCATAAAACAAGCGGCGGATGGAAATCAAGCAAACCAGGACTTCGCGGGTGGTCGATTGACCTGGGCGGCCTGATGTTACTTCAGGACGACGGCATAGCGGCCCTTGATTATGCTTTTCACAACGGGAAAGAAGTGAACATCCGGCTTCGCTATCCGGACGGCTCAGCCCAGACAGGCTGGGGCGGTCTGACGGACTTTTCTCTCTCAACGCCGCATGACGGCGCAGCCGAACTATCCGGTACCATTGAAGGCGACGGAGAACTTACGGCACGAGCACCAAGCGTCACGCCTGCTTCAGCTACAGTAAGCAAAGCTTCTCCGGCGGATAAAATCTTCACGATAACACCGAGCTCTGCAACCGTCTCGGCAGTGAAAATTGACGGCAGTGCCGTAACTATAAGCACCGGGTACACCTATTCAGCCGGCACGCTGACCGTCAAGTCGGCTACGTGCGGGGCTCTTGCAGTCGGCAATCACACTATAGAAGCGACGACAGGCGACGGAGCAGCGCTTACTATGCTCCTTGTTGTAACGGCATAGCAAAGAGGGGCTTCGGCCCCTCTTAATTATTTATGGAGGATAGATCATGAAAAAGAGCATCCCTTTTGAATTCTTTGCGCCTAATCAATTTGTCTATTTCGATATAGAGCGCCTTGCACTTCTCGAAAAAATCTCTGGAACAACTATCACAAAGATGGCAGCAGGAGGCGGAGCGACCGGTATAGTCTTTGTGCTTCAGGCGTGTCAGGTCGGACTTGCTCACCATTATCACAATGCCACTCCGGAAGATTATGTGAAGATGACAGAAGAATATCTTGAAAAAGACGGCAACATTTCAACGCTTGAAATGGCACTGGGGCGTGCGATCATTGCAAGCGGCATATATGGAAAAGAAGCAGCTAACCGTGCAATGGGAAAAATCACAAAAGAAGGAGAGGAAGAAAAAAACGACCCAAACGCGCAAGCGCCGGAAAGCGAGTAGAATCTTTCGCGGACTGGCTGGATTGGGCGGAACCCTGGGCTTACGGAGCATTGAACCTCTCCCCGGAAGAATTTTCACGGATGCAGCCATACACTTTTTACCAGCTACTGGAAGGTTATCAATGGAGAAAAGACCAGGAAACCCTGTTTTACGGACATTTCTTTTTGCCGATAACAAATTATGTTATGGATAAAGATCATAGATTTAAAGACCTCGGAGCCTTTGTAGGACATATGCTTTCCGATGAGTGCAGACATGAGCTTGAAAAAGCGCGTGAGAAAGAAAAGCAAAAGAACGAAGAATATCTTAAAAAGAAATTCAACTTATAGGCCGTCCTTCGGGACGGTCTGCTTTTATTGATAAAGGTGGTGAGATTATGTCAGTTGTAGCAGACCTGCTTGTCAAAATATCAGGTGACAGTTCAGACCTGAGAAAAGAACTGAACGCCACAAAACGCCAGATCAACAGCGCATTTGGACAGGAAGCAATGAAGGCGTCCCAGGCTTCTTTGACCCACTTAAAATATCTCACCGCAGGATTTGTCGGCGCCGGATTTGCAGCTGTTAAGTTTGCCGCCGATATGGAGCAGACTGAAATTGCATTTGAAACACTGCTTGGTTCGGCAGAGGCAGCCCAGAAGATGGTTAAGGATCTGACGGATTTTGCTGCCAGGACTCCGTTTCAGATGCCCGGAATAACAAAATCGGCACAGCAGCTCTTGGCATATGGGTTTCAGGCAGAGAGCATCATCCCTATGCTTACATCTGTCGGAAATGCGATAAGCGGACTCGGCGGCAATGAAGAAAATATGCAGTCCGTTATACGGGCTCTTGGCCAGATACAGGCAAAAGGCAAGGTCAGTGCTGAAGAGATTCAGCAAATGGCTGAACAGGGTATCAACGCATGGAAATATCTCGCTGATGCCGCAGGTGTTTCAATATCAGAAGTTCAGTCCCTTGCAAGCAAGGGAGCTCTCTCTTCCCGGGCTGCCATAGAGACGATAGTTAACGGAATGAACCAGCAGTTCAAAGGCGGCATGGAAAAGCAGAGCCAGAGCATGAACGGCCTGATGTCGACAGTAATGGACAACGTCGTAGGCGCTGCCAGGGTAATAGGCAACGATCTTTCCGATGCGTTCGATTTCAAGGACATCCTTAAAGACACAGGAGCATTCCTGAGCGAATTCACGCGCATGGCCGAAAGCTCCGGGGTCGGGGAAGCAATGAGGACCCTTATTCCGGATTCCTTAAAAGTAGGTGTCATAGCGCTGGCGTCGGCCTACATGGCAAGGCTTGTTCCTGCTTTATATACCGCATGGATAAACATGAAGCTTGTAATCGGCGCAATGACTCTGATGCAGGTCAAAATGGGAGTACTGACTTTTGGGATAAGCTTCCTTATAACCGAAATGCTTGGTTATACCAATGTAACAAGAACAGCTATTTCAAAGGCCAATGAACTTACAAACGCATTCCTGGAACAAAGGGAAGCAATGAAAAACCTTAAGCCCGGTGAAATAGGCAAAAACATCACAGATAATAAAAAAGCATCGGACTGGATACCAAAAACAAAGACCGAAGTGGCGAAAGAGACCGGGGACGATGTGCTTCAGAAAGAAATAGCCTCCATGAAAGAGCGGAACTCGCTTCAGGAAGCCTATAACACAAAGAAACAGCTGACGGAATCGCTTGTACAAAAGGGGACCGATGCAAAAGCCGCGAAAGCAGCGGCTGCGGCACTGAAAAAACAGCAGCGCGAATACGATTCACTCTGCGAGAAAGCCAAGGATACTTCCGACCGTATAGAAGACGAATGGATCCAGATGACGGGAACAAAGATGGATGTGCTTGAGAAGTGGTATTCCGATGAAATAACCACGCTCAACGAAACCAAGGCTGCCAACGGAAATTACCAGCGCGATATGGTCCGCCTTGAGGAAACATACTCTGAAAAACGGCGTCAGATAATTCACGATGAGGCACTGGAAAAGCAACGGACATTTGAGGAAATATCAAACGGATACACCTCAATGTGGACCAAGCTTTCATCAGGAGGGCTCAAAGGTTCGGCTGCCGATATATTCGGCATGGAGCAGAAAGCCGCAGATGATTATAAAAATACGACAGATTATTTCTCCAAGATTAATGCCGAATATGCTTCCGGAACAGAAGCCCAGAAAGCAAACATTATTAATTCGCTCAAGGCTATGGGGATCCAGTATAAAGTAACAACCGAGGAGTCCCTGGACTTTGCTTTAGAAAAAGAAGCCGCTGCAGCCGAAATATGGAAACAGTTACAGAATAATAAACTCGAATATTACCAGCAGTGCAGGGATATACAGGCTGGCATCGAGGAGGCGTACAGACAAAATTCCATTACTATGCTGCAGGAATCCCTTTCTGAAGAAAACGCTGTCATGGTTAGCTACTACGAGGCGCAAAAAGAATTAATGGATCTCTGGCAGGAAGCAACACTGGCAGCTCATGCTACAACAGCGGAGCTTATGGCGAATATATACACTGCTGGATTCAATGGTATATCGAACGCAATATCAGACATTCTTACTGGTACGGCATCTATAGAGGATGCATTCAAAAGCCTGGGCAAATCCATACTTAAGGTGATAGCTGATTATTACGCAAAAAAGATAGCCGGAATTCTCCTCGAGTCTGCCATCGGGGAATCCGCACTGGCTGTTCAAACCGCACTAAGTATTAAAGCAGGAGCGAAGGTGGCAAAAGCCTGGAGTGCAGCAGCGGCCAATGTCTCGCTTGCAACTTTCGGCGCCAATGCGATTCCGGCGGGGATCGGAATATCAGCGGTGCATGCTTTAACGGCCGCGCTGTCAGGGGCAAGCAGCGGTTCTGGAGGTACAGACGATTGGCATGATGCCGGAAATAGTATTCCAAAGATGGCAAATGGCGGAATACCTACAGGTCCAACCCTGGCAATGATAGGCGAGGGGCGGACAAGGGAAGCTGTCCTACCTCTTTCGGACAAGGTGTTCAGGAGTATAGCCGAGGGTATTAACGGGGCCGGAGAACGGAGCAGCGCTACGGTCAATATATACGGGGATATAAACAGCGCAAGCGACGAGGACAGGATATTCAGCAGACTCTTTGACGATACGCGCTTTGCCCTTATGGGAGCGTAGGAGGTTTTCGGATGGAAAGTTTGAGGCTTGTAAAGGGTTCAGATAACTGGGTACTGCCCGATAACGCATGGATAAGCGGCGTCCCATTTACAGTTCGCCGTAAGGAATCTGACCGCGCCTGTCAGCATGGCACTATAGATACCGGGGACGGGAAGATTGACAGCCGTACTGTAGATCTCACGATATACGTTTCGGAAGAAACCCAGGCTGAATATTTTGCAGCTATGGACGCGATAAAAAGACGTCTATACCGACGAGATCAGAAGCTTTATGTAACAGCAGACAGGTACATCAATATTACCTCCCTGTACAGCTTCAAAGAGGAATTTATAACGGGTTTTGCAAACAGAAGGTGTTTTATCACAGCTGAATTCAAATGCAATGACCCTTTTTTCTACAGTGAGACCTCAGTTGTTGCAGAAATTGCAATAACTGAAACTCCGCAGGTTTTTACCATCATTAACAGCGGCAATGTGGATGCCCATGCACTTATAACGGTAACGGCGGCAACTGCGGTGCCGATTGTACAGCTGACCGATACAACCAACGGACGGATGAGCTATTACGCTGATCCGCAGCTGACGGACGGCGCTGCTGTCGTATTCGACACGGCCAATGCGACTGTTGAGAGGAATGGCTCGAATACAATAAATGCTTTTTCCGGCACGTTCATTGAGCTTGATCCTGGAGACAATGCTTTTTCTTATGAGGGTGCGCCATGCATCGTTAAGATTCAATACACTCCGAGGTGGTTATAAATGGCGAACATAATGTTCGGAAGGAATGTCCGCTTAGGGCGATACCGCTTAGCCTCTCCCGAAAAACGCGTAGGAGCAGTGGTGATAGATTACCCGTATATAGAAGGACATTTCGCCGTAGATTTCTACAACTCAGAGGGTATCCGGATTGCAACTTTTGTTTCTGATAGAAAGGATTCGCCTGTTATTTCGGCTGAATTCGAGCTGAACCAGAACGGGTGTGCACAGTTCAAACTTGTTCTGGCCAAAAACCACGGTATTTCAATTGCATATAACCAGAGGATTGATATAAGGCTGTTTGGAGATCCCCAGCCATGGTACAGCGGGTACATACAGGTGCGGCCTGTCGAAGGTACAACGGCTGAAACACTGGAATACAGCGGATACGGTTTTTTTCAGCAATGCGAAGGCGTTGTAGTAACTGCAACTTATGAGAATACCGAGATATCGCAGATTGTTAAATCTATTGTTCGTGCCTATATAGAGCCGAATACCGGAGCACTATATGCAACGGACAAAATCTATTCCACAGGTTATATCGCAACTGGGCTCAAATTCGACCATGTGACGGCCAAAGAAGCATTGTCACAGCTGGCTGAGTTCGCGGCCAATTTTATATATGGTGTGGACGAAACACGTGATGTATTTTTCAAACCGCTTGTAACGGATATAAACGAAAACAGCCGCTTCTGGGTCGGACATCACATTGAGAAATTTTTACCGGAAGAAGATGTTGAAACGGTCGTCAATTACGTCTATGTGCAGGGCGGAGATTCTACTGTCGTGTATGAAACAAGCGATGCTGCCAGCATAGCTGCGTACGGGCTCCGGGGTGCTGTGCTTACTATACCAAGCGCTGTAGAAAACGTTGATGCAGTTCAATGGGGCAACAGCCAGCTTGTCACTCTTAAAGACCCTAAGAGAACGGCGAAGGTAGATGGAATAAAACCTGAAATAGTAGGACGGAAAATCAGACCTGAGGGACTTGCACGGATAACTACTTACGATGGCCTATCGAATTATGACTATCCAATACAGAAGGTCAAATACAAGATAAGCAATAACGGGATCACTATGACAATGGAACTGGGAGAGTACACAAAAGGATTAGATCAGTTTATTTTGCAGCTAACAAGAGATCTTAAAAATGCTGAGCTGCTTCAGCGTATGAGCAGTGCGGCTACGGCTTAGAAGGAAGGTGTATTTATGCCACACGATTATAGATATGACCCGTTCAGCGATGCTTCTGAAGCTATAAATATAACAGGCGAAACACATATTATTCCAAGCAATTCTCCATACACAATACGGCTGGAGGAGGTCCCCAAAAAAGATAACCCGTCGTCAATCAGCCTGACTATCGCCGGAGTTACAGCCAACGAGGTCAGCGCCGCTCCAGCCTCCGGTGAATTCTGGCCGGACTACTCTACTAAAGCTGATAACGACGATAGCTGGAATACGGGTACTATACTTTTCAACGCAGCCGATGCCGGTAAAACGGTCATCGTATCTTATACGGGTACCGGTACTCTTGTCGCGTCAGGCAATCCTCCCAATATCGATTTAATAACGACATCAGGATCATGGCTGTGTCCGGAAGGCGTAACCGAAATAACCTTGGATGCGATTGGCGGCGGCTATTCCGGCAGCAGCGGCGGCACCGGCATTACTAATAACGCTGGTGCTGGCGGTGAAGCAGGTAAATATCTGCGCAACGTAAAGTGTTCAGTTGTTCCGGGGACTTCTTACACGGTTGTTATAGGAGCTGCCCCAGGCGGGAATACTGTATTCGGTAATTTATACAGCACCGCCGATGCTTCCGATGTTCTCCCTCATTATCTTCCTGCAGATGGTGCAGACGGTATTTCAGCAACCGCCTACAAAGTTACAGGCAGAGGCGGTGAAGGCGGAAAAGGATACGGAGCCGGCGGAGGCGGAGGTGCAGGTCAGGTTTATACCCAGAACACCGCAGCCCGCTCCTGCGGCGGTGAGGGCGGGCATGGCGGCCTGATTGTTAACGGGGTTCTATCCCCTGTTGCAGGGACAGGCGGCACGGCGACTTCATCTGCCCCAGGTACGGGAGGGGCAGGCAACAATGGGGCGCTTGTCATAAGGTATTAGGGAGGTGGTTCAATGCCTAAGTTTTACAGCCCTGAAGGAAATTATGAAGTCTGGGACATAAAACCTGAAGGATATTTCACCCAGGAAGAGTGGATATCACTTCATCCTCCTGCCGAGGTTACGCTGGACGATCTTAAGAAAGCTAAAAAATCGGAGATAGCGGCATCACGTTATACGACGGAGACGGCAGGGATAAAATACGGCAATTACTTCATAGCAACAGACCGCGACAGTCAGGCGCTTATTACAGGAGCGGCTTTGGCGGCCATCCGTGACAGTGCATACACTGTAAGGTGGAAGACCTCAGATGGTTTTGTACCTCTAACTGCTGCCCAGGTGATAGAAATTGCCCAAGTGGTACGAGATCATGTGCAGGACTGTTTCGACAAAGAGGCTGTGTATGATGAGTCAATAGACGGATGCACAACAGATGAGGAAATAAATGCAATCCAATGGGTATAAACAATAAGATTTTCATAATGCAAAGAATATCAAGAGAGAGCCTGGAACGGCTCTCTTTTATTTTGCCCTGTCAGTGCAGCGGCATAGAAAGGCGGCAAAACAATGAGGACAAGTGTACAGGCCTATAAGCCTATAGCAATGCATTGGTCGCGTCAGACAGGTGTCCCGGCCGGACTGATTTTAGCTGTTATAGAGCAGGAAAGCGGCGGTAACCCTGCAGCTATCCGTTTTGAAAGCGATTATTTGAGGCGCTATGTTTTCGGAAACAAACGTAATTTGAAAATCGCGCATGAATGCGGATTAACACCGGAACAGATGGCGACAAGTTACGGGCTTATGCAGCTCATGTTTCCTTTGGCTTACGGCTATGGTGCGCACTCGATAGCGGACTTGCTTGACGCCAATAAGAATATACGTTTCGGTACGGCGCATCTATGTGTTCTGCTCAAGAAAAATGATGGAGATATCAGGAAAGCCGCAGGGGCTTACAACGGCGCCGGCGATGGTTCGTCTTATGCCAGAAATGTTGAGGCACTGGCCGGTGGATATGAAAGATGGGTGACTAATGGGTGATCTGACAAAAGATTTTTCACGTGATGAGTTTAAATGCAAGTGCGGCAAATGCGGCGGCAATTATGTAGACATCAGGCTGGTTAAAGGGCTTCAGGCGCTGAGAGATCTGATAGGTATGCCGATCATCATAAACTCTGCCGTGCGGTGCCGAGAATATAACAAAAAAATTGGTGGAGTCAAAGATTCACAACATATAAAAGGCAGGGCGGCAGACATCAGGGTCAAAGGTATGGATCCTGGCAAAGTGGCTGACTTCGCGGAACAAATAGACGTGTTTAAGAATGGCGGCATAGGTAGGTATCCGACGTTTACACATGTAGATGTAAGAGGGTATAGAGCGAGGTGGAACGGATGACCCCGGAACAGATGGAGAACGCGATCATCAGGATAGACAAGAACGTAACCTCATTGGTGGAAAGAGACGCTGCCAGAGCGGTACAGGATAAGGAAATAGCAGGAGAGATAAACGATCTTGACTCCCGCGTCCAGACACTTGAGCATACTGCTATGCAGAATAAATATTTTCTCCGTGGAATCATAGGGGTCATGCTGGCACTCGGAGGTTTTATAGGGTGGTTTCTCAGCATAGCACAGCAGATACTTGATTTATTGTCGGCAATTGGTGTGACGAAATGAAAAAGTTTTTACGAGACCTATGCAGCACATTGTACGATTTGGATGGATATATGAGCCTCCCCAGGTTCATGTGCTTCGTGCTTTTTATTTCCCTGCTCATAGCTTGGCTTCTCGAACAGTGTATAAGACAGCCGTTTGAACATTTTGGAGAATTGACGGCGGCATACGGTGTGGCTATGGGCGGATATGTCGGAAAGAAAATATCTGAGAGAGGTGCTCATGATGCTAAAGATAAATAAATGGTACTGGGTCATTTTCCTTGTGCTGGCTGCAGTAATAATTGCCATGACATCTTTTTACATAGGGACTCATCGGAAGGTAAAACCTGAATGTATATCACAGTTCCCCACCGCTGCTATGTCAGCCGATGTCAGCTCAGGAAGGATTAAAGAGATCTTCAGAGATATAAACCTGGAACGGTCGCAGAGCGAGGAGGTGGTTGCTAGTGCTAAAAAGAAGGCTGTTAAGAATATTGCTGAGCTTGATAATGATGCTGTTGCTGCTGCCTGGAATGCACGCATCGGCGAATACCGCGAACAACGGAAAAATAAAGATGGCGGAGCCGGGAGCGAAACTAACTGACGCTGCTTATGTTGTACCGCTGAAAGACGGCCGGGATACCATGGAGCTGATAGATACGCAATCAGCTGAGATATCTGCCCTAAGGCAGATTCTGGCCTCAAAGGATGCGCAGATAGACAGGCTGATTTCCGCTGTAGAAGATCTCAATAAGAACCGCCTGCAGGAACGTTCAGAATGGCAGGGGCAGGTAAAGACACTGCATGAAGAGAAGGATGTGCTTGAAACTACTCTAACAAAAGAACAGCATAAGAGGTGGGCGGTCGGTCCATTCATTGGCGTGACGCATATCGGGGAGTGTGTTATAGGTATAGGTATCACGTATGCGACTATATTGTTTTGAAAAACTTTTAAAAATACAACCTCAATAGCACTGTGCTTGTTTACATGTATGTATAGCACAGTGCTAGAATTTATAAAAATGCAAAGTAAAAGTTATTATTAGAAAATATTCAGTATATTTTAAAGCTTCGTTTTGGAGGAAGAGATGATAATCCATTAATACCTGCTGCTGACAAATTATCATGTATCGTTTTCTTAACAATCCAGTCAATATTCTTTGATTTACAAATAAGAGAATAAACTTTATTAAGAACACTGTGTGGTATTGCCCCAACTTTAAGTATTTTATTTTTTGTTTCGGCATCTTTGAAAACATTATGATCAATAGATGAAAAATCCTGATCTACATCTAAGATAGAATCTCTCTCAAATCCATATCCGTCTGACTCTTTGAATAAAATATGTAGATTTTGGCAACGATCACCTTCATCTTCGTAATAAGAAAGCTGGGTTGTTGTTGTATTTAGAAAAGAAACAAATGGAGCAAAAACATCCCCCTCGGAATGACCTTCACCCAAATATAAAAACCATCTATCTTTAATTGCACCATTCTTGGGAAACGGGAAATCGTCCCATGTGAAGATATCCCCAATTATCATGGCTTCTCTGCATTGGATCCAATTGAAAGTTCAAGTTCATTTATTCCTTCATAACGTAAAAAGGCTTCCTGCTGAGGAGTCAATTCTTCTTGGGTTGAATATGGATCAGTATCAAATTCATCTTTAAACTCCATAAGCATCATTTTGCGACCATTCTCTTGTGCTATTTTCCAAGCCTTTTTCCATGAACTTATTTCTTCATGTGCCGCGTCTATTGTTTCAGGTAAGGTTTTTGTTGAATAAATAAACTCATCACTGATCTGCTCCATTTCATCTATAACAAGGTCAGAAAAATAAGATAGATCTGGCTCTTTACATGCGATTACTTCTATTTTATTTTCTATAGGAACAAAATGAAACGTATCATTCTTAAGGTTATACCTGTTTTCATATAGTTCTGTTGGAACTGGGCCTAGTTCCATGGCCACATAATTCAAACCTAAACAGGGGATACCAGTTTTTTTCAATATTCTGTGATCCAAAAAAGCAAGAAGCTTATAAATCCACGTCTGAGAGGGCCAATATTTACAACGAGAATGAAATTTAATAGCAAAAAAAGCAATTGCATTATTGATTTTTTGTTCTCTATTTATAATCATTTTTTGAAGCACCTCCCTATTGCGTAATAGAATACAACATAAATAATAAAATTACATCTGTATTCTTACCATAAAATGTTTTAATTTGTTGAGTTTTTAGCACAATTGAAAAATTAAAGTGTGTTTGTCTCTTTATAAATATCATATTCTTGGAACTTGTATAGTAATAAATGTAATTTTATCCAGAAAGACTGGGGTATTCTGGTAGCTTCTGGACAATTAAGGCTCCTGTTATTTAGGCCCTTTTTTAGTATTATACGAACGAATCTGATTAACATACATCAGCACCTCCACCTCAAACTTAATACTTGTTTTAGCTTGGCCCCGTGCCCTCTCCACAAAACCTAAACAAAATTGGTTACTGTTACTGGCAATTACAATGCTTAGAATTATGAAAAATGGTTATAAGGTCTACTAGGGATCTATAGCAAAGAGAAAAGATACCTATTTGCTAAAAATTCCCCAACAATTGGTGATATAGCTTAAGTGGTGGAAGTAATACTGACAGTGCCTAGAGGATTTGAACCCCTGTTAGCCTATATATTTATATTCGGTTTTAGCGGGACATCTTTCCCATCCCGAACTGCAATCAGAAAATCACCCCACCATTGCATCATGGCCGTTCTTTGAGATATGTACTGAGCCCGGTTGTATGTCCTTCTTATGGTGTTTCTGTCGA